AGGCGTCGGACATCAACGCACAGCATTACGTCTGCGACGCTTCAGCGGCGGACCAGGGAGCCACCGCAAACTCCAATTCCTTGAAGTCCATCGTCGATGCTCTCAGGGAGACCGAAGAGGCCACGATTGAACTTCCCCACACCGGAACGGGGGATACGACGACCTACACCGTAGGAACCGACCTGACGATCCCGGACACGGTAAGGCTCATCCCTCACAAAGGGGTCAGGATCTCTCCTTCTACCGGAGTGACCCTGACTGCAAACTGCATCATTGAAGCCAACTACCAGATATTTGCGGGCGATGGAACGGTCACGGTAAACAGCTACCCCCAGGATCAGGCGTGGTGGGGGAGTTCCCAAAGGCTTGATGTTACTGGACTATCTATCGGGACAAAAACATTGGCTTTGAACGCCAATACGACTGTCAGCTCCTTTGCAGCAACCGTGCTTGACGATGCGAATGCGGCTGCAGCCAGGGCAACATTGGACGTGTTCAGCATGCCGCCGGGGGTAATTTTACCTTACGGTGGAGCATCGGCTCCGTCAGGATGGTTGCTCTGCTACGGACAGACGGTAAGCCAGACGACTTATGCCGATCTATACGCCATCATCGGTCACACCTATGGAGCCGATCCTGGAGGCGGGAATTTCATCCTCCCCGACATGCGGGGCAGTATTCCTCTCGGAAAAGACAACATGGGAGGGGCTTCAGCCAACAGAATAACCTCCGCAGCGGCCGATACGGTTGGGCTTAGAGGTGGGAATGAAGCACATACGCACACGGGGGCAAATCATCAACATACGACCGGTGATTGCACTCTTACGGCGGCGCAGAGTGGAATCCGGGAACACAGACACGTTGTAGATATAAAACTTTTCTCTTCTCAAGGTCCCTCTGCTTACATATCACCGACCGGAGAGGCGACCACCGCGGAACGATACACAGGTTACGTCGATGGCGGAGCACAAAATGCATCCGCGCCTCATAATCACGGAGACACGTCTTCTGCAGGAAGCGGAGATACAGGATCAACCACAACCGCAATGCCATACCTTACGCTGAACTATATCATCAAATATTAAGGGTTCGTGACAGCCTCCACACCAATCGTAACCCATTGCCACGCCTCGGACCAACCATCCGGGGCGTATTTTTTCAGCCCGTAGCTTATCGCTGGATGCAAAAGGCCGGTAGCGATAAAGTAGGCGTTTACTCTACCTCTCGATGGATGGTCTCCGATAATACCGTTGCGCTCCCTGTATTCATTGGGGTGATCTGAAATATATAGCGTTTGGTTCCAATCCACAACATGCAGCACTAGGTACACCGCTTCCCGGTAGGTGTCGGCTTTTTTCCACTCGTCGGCATGAGCAAAGCCTCCCCCGCAGGAGATAAAGAGAATCAGAATGATGGAGAGTACATGCGCGGAGACCGGGATGGCCTTTAAGAGTGAGTTCATCTCTTCACCTCCTCACTGGTCATCTGAGCCTGCTGCCCATTTAGTGAACCACCACCATTCATCTTCTCTGAACTGGGCCCACTTTTCCGCCCATCGTTGACGTGTATCGTCTTTGTCTGTGTAGCACTTGTCGCACACAAGGGGATTTCCAGGGGCTTTATTCATGTCATTAGTGTATACTATTCTCCATCCATCACCTTTTTTGAATCTGTACCCGCAAAATCCACAACGGAAATTTCTCTTATCGCCTGACCATGGAGCATTACAGTCTCTTTCCGTTGCTTCACGCCGCTCTCCATCCAGTATGCTCACTTCTCCCCCTCCTTATAAATCCACTCCATTAGTTTTTTGTCCCGAAGCCAGATACCGAGAAGAGCCAGGGCTTCGTCGGGAGTATCTCCAAAGTGGTGTCCTGCTTTTACTATAAAATCCGTGCGGAGGGTTGGAACGACCCGAATCAACGCTTAGTGAGAAGCGGCGTACCAAAGCCCTTCGTTGACCTAAGAAGCCGCCTGCTTTAGCTGGCGGTAGTTCACTTCGTATTCCCCGGTATCGTTAAGGCAAAACGCCTTTTCAGTCACCCACGGCCATTGTAACTTCTGCGCTGTTTCCAGTTTCATTCCTTCACCCGTGCTCGATTATAAAAATCGACAACTCTCTTTATCTGATCTCTTAATTTTTCAACATGTTTCTTCCTGCAATGTTCCGATTTTTCCAGGTGGGGGGGCATTTCTCTAACAGGCTTGTTGCAATATGGGCATTTCATTTCTTCATCTCCTTGTGGATTTTTGGCCTGCAATTTTCCTGAGTTCGTCGAAAACGTCTCCAAGATAAGGGTGCTCTTCATCAAGGTTTGGACATATCTCCATGACCTCGTCCACTTTTTCCATTATCTTTTCCAGCTTATTCTCGGCTTCCTCAGCCTGAGTGCGGAAGTAGTCCCGTTCTTCTGCTATTTGCAATGCCTTATATTGCATTTCTGCTAATAGTCTGTCGAGTTCTTTCACCGTTTCCTCCTTATGACGACTTACGTTATCTCCACGACAACTTTGCTATTATTGCTGCGAGACGTTTCATCTCTGGCTTGTCATCACGATAGCTTGCCCGACACCACTTTTTGTNTANNGTATAAAGTACCTTTATNTGAGCACNGAAAGCAGCACCCCAGTCAATAGGACAAAANGGGCAATANTCACTGTCACTGTCACTATTCCTACTACTCGCCTCAGCGCAGGCATGGCAAGAGTTATAACATGGGAAAATTTGATCGATAACTGTCTGTTCCTTTGTACACCCGCTATGGGCCATCTGCCGCCACATAGCGCGGAACTTTTGCTCNTTCGTCATGCCTTTCGTGATGCGGATTATCATTTTCACCCTCCTTCGTTAATCTTCGTACCATCCGCCCAGACCGTCCGGGCGCTTGTGTCCTCCGTTCGGTGTGTAGTAGCCGCCGAGCCCGTCTGGACGAATATGACCGCCGTTCTGGTCATAATAGCCTCCCATGCCATCCTGGCGGGTATGGCCGCCGTTCGAATTATAGTACCCGCCCATCATGTCTGATCGTTGGTGTCCTCCATTCGGCGTGTAATACCCACCCATCATGTCCGAGCGATAGTGTCCATGGTTTGTGTAATACCCGCCCAGACCGTCCGGGCGAACGTGATCTCCGGCAAATCCGTTTAGGGGAAGCATCGAAACGAACGCCGCAAAAGAGAGAATGACAAACAGCTTTTTCATGGCAAATCTCCTTTTTAATTTTTAGGCACAGCACCGGCCGTTATCTTCGCACGGCGGCTTAATTAGAATGGAGCCTCGTCTCCTCCTACGATTTCAGAGGAGATTTCTCGCAACACGGCAAGGGCGGTATCCCTGTCTCCGAGCCTGACAGAAAGGGGGGCGTTCTTTTCTTCCCCGTCTTTCTTAAAACGCCTCTTAACGATCGTTGCCTTGAATACTCCATCCTGACCAACCCATCCCTGTTTGATTGAGTAGATACCGTTGTAGTTTTCGACCTCAACGGAAGTGTACTTGTCGATTGTAATTGCCACTATACTTGCCTCGCTTTCATGAATTGAGTGCGGTATTCGTCATATTTGTCGATGAACTCCTGGAGCGAGTCCACGGTTATGTTGCCGCCGAGAACGAATCCGAAGAAGTCTACCTTCTGCTCCGGATTAAACCCCTTCATCATTGCGTTTAGTTTCTTTTTTAGCTCCTTGATCGCCTGCGTATTGTCGAACTCGGGGTACTCTTCTTTCGGAGCCTCACCAAGTTTTTCGGGAATGTCCTCTTCCTTCTTCTCTTCTTTCGGCTTGTCCTGATTGATGTACTTCGATCCGTCCCAGTTTCCGAGATAGATTTCAGCCGCCACGCCGATCATCTTCATCGCCACGCTCAAGGCGTCGGTAGTAGCCATTTTGAAAGCCTCGTCATTGGAGTGAAGCCCGCTCTTTTCCTTTTCGATGAGCATGGCTCCGCCAGTCCCGGGAATCGCCTCGGACCATACGCCGTCCTGTTTGATATAAAGACTCACGTCGACGAAGGCGAACATCTGGCAATCGTTCCCCTGCTCGGTCCACTTCTTATCGACGGTGAACTTCCAGCCCACTCCACAGGGGCCGAACGCTTCCGTCATGGCCTTGTATCTCCATTGAGGAGAAATATCCGTCTTGCCGCTCAAGCGTCCGCCGGCGATCTTTTTCAGGGCATTCTCNGGGGGCTTGTTTAATTTATTCCAAATTTCCAAACACATGGAATCCCTCCTAAGCGTAGATGCGCTCATATATTTCCCGAACCGTTTTTATGTCGCTCATGCAATATTTCTTGATTTCCTCGATACGTCCCTCTTTGTAGAGGTCATACACCTGCGATCCGTCTATGCCGTTGGAACGGTCCTCGATGCCAAGGAAGGCCGCTACGTCTGCCTGCTTAGTGTAATCCCGATAATCCCCGCTCCATATACGCATTAAATCAATGTGATTCCCTCTGTGCGGGTCCCTGTTGATGGCATTCCTTAGCGTCTTTACATTGTACTTCACGGCTTTCCTGTATAACCAAACAAGGTCAAACGAAAGGATGTTCCATCCGACGAAGGTAGGTGTTTGCTTGTACTGGCCCATGATCCCCGACACTACCGATTCAAAGAGCATCAAGGTTGCGTGCTCGTTCGTTCCGCACTCTATGCCTTCCCTGTCCTCGAAGGACCACCCGATGCATAGAATTTCTCCCCTCATGGAATCCAGCGCGCCACGCTTCCACTGCTCTTCCGCCAGCGCGGGGGCCTCGTTCTTGTACCACTCCGCTATTGTCTCGGCCTTCTTCATCTGTCCCGGAGGTTTGAGGCTCGTCGGGTCGATCGGGGGCCCGGAAGCCAGGGTCTCCAGGTCCAAAAAAATTAACCTTTCCACTCAATCACCTGTACCTTTCTGCATCTTTCTATTGTTCCGTGCTCTGTCTCCACGAGATAAATTCGTTCTCGGTGATACAGTGCCTCTCCGGCAACGCGTCCATGGAAGGGGATCTTATGCCGGTCATCCTTCGCCGTTGCAATGACCCGCCTGTGAAGGTGCCTTACCTCCTTGTCGGGCAAAAGGCGGTACCGGCCGGAAAGCGTGACCGGGTTTCCGTTCCACATCCATTCCGTAATGCTAATCACTTGACTTTGCAGTATTTTTTGCATTTCACAGATCCCTTGTTCTTTTTCTGACGATGTTGGCTACCTTTGTGAGGCTGGCTTTCGCTTCGGCGATGATGGCCTGTAAATCCTTGCTTACCTCGGGGAATTTCACCGTCTCGATGGCGTCGGCGTAGGCCAGCAGCTTTTCCTTGTCCGGCTTCAATGCTTCCTGCCGCTCGGCTTTCATTTTTTCAAGGAGTTCCTGCTCGGCTTTTTCGGCGGCTTCGCGCTTGATCCGTTCCGCCTCTTCGATGCGGGCCTTTTCGGCGGCGGCTTTCGCTATGGCTTCCAGTTCGGCCTTTCGTTTCTTATCGGCTTCCTCGCGGTCCTTCTGCGCCTGGATCTCGCGTTTCTGCCGTTCGATGGCTTCCTGCTCGGCGGCGAGCTTCTTGCGCTCGGCCTCCTGCTCGGCTTTTATCTTAGCTTCCTTCTCGGTCTGTTCCTTAGCAATTGCCGCAAGACGTTGCCGCTCCACTTCCTGTTCGGCGGCGATCTTGGCGAGGCGCTCCGCCTCTTCCTTGCGCTTCTTTTCCTCTTCGGCCTTGCGGTCGTTCTCGGCATCGATCAGGGCTTGTAGCTTCAGGCAGAACTCCTGAAACTCCTCGTCGGGAGCATCCTTGACACGGGACACGGGCAGGTACAGGGAATTCATGTAATAG